ATGGACATCTTCTCGACGCCGTCCTTCATGACGGTCATCAGCTTGAGCGCCTCCGGCCCCACGCGGTCTTGCACCCACTGGCGCATCTTCGGGCTGCGCACGCTCGTGATGGCACCCTGCGTCACCTCGGCCACGATCTGCTGGATCTCCACCAGCTCGTCGCTGGCGTACCTGACCGCTGCGTTGCACAGCGCCAGATCGACGCGCACGCCCCGGTCGTTGATGCGCTCGTTGACGTGGTAGTCGGCCAGCTCTTCGGGCGACAGGTCGCGCAGGCTGCGGCTGATGGCGCGCATGGCGCGCACGTCCTGCTCGCAATAGGCCACCATCTCGGCCATCAGCGCCGGATCGTCGTTGAACGTCCCGTCAGCGCGGGGGACCGACAGCAGGCGGATCAGTTGCGACCCGCGATGGTCCTTCTTCATGGTCGCGCCGCTGAACCGGCCCACGTCCTCCAGCGAGCCGGGCGCGCAGTTGGCGCGGGCTTGCGTCGCCGTGCAATAGAACTGCGCCAGCGACGGCTCGCGGATGCCTTGGTCGGGGCAGAGGACGAACCAAAAGATAAGCCGCTCGAAGGCGGCGTTGTGTGCTCTGATCTGGCCTGTGTACTCCGCAACGCGCTGCGGGAACGGCTGGTCAGGCGTCCACGTGACGACCTCTTCGTCGTCGAACGCGTAGGACATGCACAGCACGGACGTGGAACGGTCCTGCGCGTAGTTGTAGACGCCGCGCGAGCGAAGATCGCAACGACTACGACTTTCAAAGTCGATCCAGCAAATGGTCATGATGTTTCTCAGTTACTCACGGGCGCTGCTGGGGGAGGGACAGCAGCGCCCGCTTTCACTCTCCCTTACGCGCGGCGACGGCGACGCGGATCGGCGGGAGCTTCAGCCGGAGCATCAGCGACGGGAGGCGCATCAACTTCGGTCGAACCACCATCCATAGCCATCCATTCCACCACGTCAAACAGCGGGGTGTAAATGCGGCCATAGGACTTGTGCATGTAATGCTCTTTCTTGAGCACGATCACCGGGACATACTTAGCCTGGTCCTTCTCGGCCTGTCCAGCAATGGCAAGCGCGAGCGCCTGCACAGCGCGTTTACCGCCAACGGACGTGACCGTATAGCGGGCCTCCGTGTCCTTGTCTTCACCAGACAGGCACTTCAGCGACATGCCGACCTGCGTCTCCCAGCCACGCTTGGCACCCGCCGGGGCGGCGTCAAGCTCTGGCAGCGGCTGCGACACCGGCACCATCTTCTCGCCCAACACGTCACCCTCGCCCCAAGCAATAAAGCCATGGACGAACGAGAACGGGTTTATGGCCCAAGTCGAGTCAGCCTCGACTTCGGTCTGGTCAGCGCCGAACACCCAGTGTCCGGTCTTGTCCATCTTGAGGATGACGTTGACGCCTGCATCAGACACGCCGGTCTTGATGCTGCGCAGGGAGTCCGCCAAAGAGGCGGCGGAGGGAAGGTTAGCAGAACCGAACACAGTGAGATTTGACATCTGGTTTTCCTTTAGACGAGTTTACCAAGAGCGGCAGCAAGCTGCTTACCGATCTGCACCACCGCAGGGCGAGGATCATCCTCGGTTGCCAGCGTGTTGCCCGTTGAGATGGCGATTACGAGCGTAGTAGGCAGCGAGAGCTTCTGCTTCTTCAGCAGCTTCTCCGCCTTCGCCGGACTGACGACCGTAGTCTCCACCAATTCCTCTGTAGTCAGACCGAGACGCTCCAACGCTTGCAGCGCCACCTCGTCGTCGATCCACTTCCGCGTGGCGCGCTTGGGGACCAGCTTGTAGCCGGGGACCGACAGCCCCTCGTCCAGCATCTGATACGCCAACTCGTTCACGCCGCTGATCCATGCCTCTAGCAGTTCAGCCATTTTAAGATACTCGCCAATTCGACCCGCGTCTATGGCGTGTAGCTTATTTTTTAGCGCCCTTTCCACAGCTCCGGTCATGACCGGGCAGACCGGCTTGGCCGCGCACCACCGGCAGTGGTCGCCAGACGCCAGCGGGGCGTCGGGGAGCATCGCGCCGCGCACGGCGAGGACCAACTCGCGTTCGAACGACGCGATGCGTGACGGATACGTCACCCACCGCTTGACACTGGGTGGCTGCACGATGATGCACTCGATCTCGGTCACGCCTTGGAACGCCCACATCGTCTCGGGCGTGCGCATGGCGGCAGCGGCGTAGAACATCGCCTGCGCGTTCTCCTCCACGTCCACGGCGACGCCAGAGCCGAACTTCCAGTCGAGGACGATGGCGCGGTTGCCCAGCCGTCCGATCAAATCGGCGGAGCCGAACACGCCGGGCAGCAGATTGCCAAAGCCGACGACTTGCTCGACCATGTAGTCCATCGTCTTGTCGGGGTCGATGTCGTTCAGCGCGTCAAGCGCCGGGCGCAGCTTGGTGTCAAATAGGTCTAGGTCAAGCGTGATGTCCTCGTAGACCGTGCCGAGGTAGCTCTCAGGCCGGCGGTCGGTTGTGAGGATATCCGCGATAACGTCGTGCAGCAGCGTGCCCTCGTCCGCGTATTTGCTGGACGGCTTTTCTGGCATCTGCTGGACGAGCTTGACCGAGCCGGGGCAGGCTATGACGCGCTTGGCTGTGGAGCCGCCAACGATAGTGGAGTGTTGGGCCATTCGTGAACCTTTCGTGTTTTTGACAAGACGGACACTAGACAATCCTTTGCAGTCATGCAATACCTTTTTTTGCAACGGGAGCAGAAAAATGCTTGAGAAAGAAATTGAAGCCTACTTCATCTGGACGGTCAGCCGCATGGGCGGGCGGACGTACAAGTTCAAGTCGCCCACGCTGCGCGGCGTGTCGGATCAGGTGGCGTGCCTGCCCAACGGCCAGACGTGGTTCGTGGAGCTGAAGAAGAAGGGCGGGCGGCTGGCACCGCTCCAGACGAAGTTTGCCGCCGACATGCTGTCGCTGGGGCAGGATTACGCCTGTCTGTGGTCGCGCGAAGAGATTAACGAGTGGGCGCGGGAGACGGGATGCTGAAGCTCAGACCGTACCAAGACGACGCGGCCGACTTCCTGTTCGAGCACGACACCGCCATGATCCTCGCGCCGGTCGGCGCGGGCAAGACCGCCATCACGCTCACGGCGCTGGCGGCGGCGGTGTCGGACGGCTACGCCCGGCGCTGGCTGATCCTCGCGCCCAAGCGCGTCTGCACAGACGTGTGGCCGGTCGAGCGGCCCAAGTGGGGGCCAAGGCTGACGATGGCGCTGGCGGTCGGTACACCGGCACAGCGGGCGGCGGCGCTGGCGGCCGACGCCGCCGTGGTCGTGATGAACTACGACAACATCCAGACGCTGACCGAGGCCGACATGCGCTGCTTCGACGGCGTGGTGTTCGACGAGCTGACGCGCGTCAAGAACCCCAGCGGGAAGCGGTTCAAGGCGCTGGAGAAGCTCCTCAAGGGCGTGCGCTACCGCTGGGGCTTGACCGGGTCGTTCACGTCCAACGGTCTGGAGGACGTGTTCGGCCAGTGCAAGATCGTCAATCAGGCGCTGCTGGGCCGGTCCAAGGGCGCGTTCCTGCAACGCTACTTCGTCTGCATCAACCGCGACTTCGGCGAGTGGTCGCCCCGCAAGGGATCGCTGGAGCAGATCATGGCGACGATCAAGCCCGCCACGTTCGTGCTGGAGCCTGGCGTGTACGCCGACAAGCTGCCGCCGCTCCACACGGTCGAGCTGGCGTGCGACATGGCCGACATCAAGCCCTACAACGTCATGAAGCGCGACCTGATGCTGGAGCTGGGATCGGCGCAGGTCATCGCGGCCAACGCGGCCGCCGTGACCAGCAAGCTCCAGCAGATGGCGTCCGGGTTCGTTTACCACAGCACGTCAACCGCCAGCGACAGGCCGGGCAAGTTTGACGTGGACAAGCGCGCGATCTGGATCAGCGGCCACAAGTTTGACCGGCTGGCCGAGCTGCTGGACGAGAACCAGCGGGCGAACACCATCGTCGTCTACAACTACAAGGAGGAGCTGGCCGAGCTGCGCCGCCGGTTTCCGCACGCCCAGACGATTGACGACGCCCGCGCCATCGAACGCTGGAACGCGGGCCAGATCGAGCTGCTGCTGGTCCATCCAAAATCTGCGGGACATGGCCTAAACCTGCAACACGGCGGCAACAAGATCGTCTTCGTGTCGCTGCCGTGGTCGCTGGAGCTGTACGAGCAGACGGTTGGACGCCTGCACCGGGGCGGGCAGACGCAACCGGTCTGGTGTTATCTGCTGCTTTGTAATAAGACTATCGACGAACGGATCTGGTCCGCCTTGCGCGACAAGCGTGCGATCTCGGACATAGCCCTAGAGGAACTGAAAGCATGACACTCAATTGGCGTGATCTTAATAAGAAGCTGCCGTCGCTGTCCGAGGCGGCGGTCCAGCAGTTGCTGCTGGACGAGCTGGTTGGGATGCGCCGGAGCACCGTCGTGGTCCGCCTGCACCAGCGGTTCACGTCCCTGCGGGCCACGCGCGAGCGTGACGAGCTGCTTGCTACGCTCCGGGCCGCGCTTGCCTGACTGTACCACGGTCAGGCAAATTTCGTATAGGCAGCAGCAAGTTTCTGGTCGTATTGGTTCTTGGCGTACTGCGGGCCATTGTAGCCCTTGGCAAATCCAGCCCAATTCTTGGCGACAAGCTCGTCCAGAAGGCCAGCCTTTTTGATGAAGGACGCCATCTGACGCAACTGCCCCGCCTCGCTCTCGCAGGCCTCAGACACCATCTCGTGGACGGAATTGCAGCCCGCGAGCTTGTAATTTGATCCCATGATCTGGCCCAGACCCCACGAAGTTGACAGCAGCGCCGCCTCTTCTTCAATGGCGCAGGCGCGGATGATCTCCGCATAAACTGCGTCAGACCCCTTTGGGTAGGGCTTCGTCCCCCACTTAGGGTAGGCCAAGCCTTCTGCTTCTGCAGTGGCTAGAAGCCCCGGCGTATCTTTCAGGTGCTTATAAAAGTGGTGGCGCTCAAAGAGGGCCTTGGGACGGCCCGCCTTGTCAAAGCCGGACCCAGCCGCCTCAACCGCGATGACGGCGCGGAAGGCTGCGGGTTCCACACCTAGATCATTGGCAATCTGATCAATTTCAGACGGTTCAACTTTTCGCGCTGCGCCCGTGAAGTCCATCACTTGTCTCCCGACTTTGCCGCCATTGCGTCCGTCTTGGCTTTCGAGCCAGCTGACGACCCATAATAAAAGTTCACCACGCCCGTCCAAGCCGTGCCGAGCGCGCCGAGCATCATCAGGAGGGCCTCAGTGCCATTTTTAGGCATGCCGTTGATGAGCATCCAGATCAGAATACCAAAGAAGCCGACTGTGATGATCAGCGCGAGGATGCGGGGTATCCAATCATTTGTCTGCATCTGCATCTTGCGAGCACTGTCGCGGTCCCCGGAGCTGATGCGTTCGAGGTCGATGTCCAGTTCTTTCATGCGGACCTTAAAGTCGGCATCAATTTTCTTGATTTCGGTCAGTTGCTCCGGCGTTGCCGACTGCATGGCGCTGGCGACGTCTTCTGACGTGCCGTTCTCGTGTCCCAAGAGGGCATTGGACAACGTCTTGACGGCCATTCCTGCCAGCGGGCCGCCAAGCGCGGTCGCAATCGTGGGTGCAACTTGCCCCAGAAGCGGGCCAAATGTTTTCAGAAGATCCATCACTTCCCCCTGTTCTCTATGATAGCGATGCGGCGATCAAGTTCAGCGACGGCCTTCGCCGTCTCCATCCTGATGGCTGCCCTAGCAGCCGCAGCGTCAGCCGCCATGTCCAGTCGGCTCTTCTCAACAGCGGCCATTGCCCGTTCCCGGTCCAGCGTCATCGCGGCGCGGCCAAGTGCGGCCTCCTTCTCGACGGTGCCGATCTTTTCGCTCAGGTTTTCCCTGATTTCGGCCATGTCGATGGTGGTGCCTTGCGGGGGGATTGCC